CGTTACGATAATTGGAGATGAGCCGCCGCCTAAGTATTCAGGACGTTGTAAGCGGGCATCAGGAGAAGTTACTCCAAAGTGGCCTTTGATGATTTCTGTATATCGAGAGCCGGCACGGGCAGTTTTTTCTAGTAAGTGTTGAATAGCGAAGCTTTCACGTAGTTCATTAATTGTGGCAGCAGTTACAGAAGTTAGGTCAGCGACTAAGTTATGAGTTGTATTTACTCCTTGTACATGAATATTACTTGTTTCTGTTCCATAACCAGGATAGTTTGCGGCTATAGAGCCGTCAGTTCTTGGTTGATAGTAATAATCAGTTAGAGAAGAGCCAGCAAGAGTATCACCATATTTAATATCAGCATTTCCACTAAGAGGTAGAGAGACGGCGTCGCCTTTTTGTGGCCATGGTAGGCATGAGGTAAAGTAGTCGTGTCTTTTGCCACGTCTTTGAATTACATAGTCTGAAGGAGAATCAGGAGAATCAGAGGTAGAAGTAGTTATAGAGTCTTGTAAGTTTTGATCGCGATACCATTCATTAAAGATTAAGTTATAGGCACGATGCCATAATGAAGAATGTTCTAGGCCAGCGATTTTAGTTGGAATACCGAAGTAATCGGATAAAGACTCGTTATCATAACCGCCAGCAGGGGCGGTCATAGTTGGTACAGTGTAGTCGATAGAATCGCCAGGGTTAGTTTGTTCACCGTTGAATTTTTGCCAATTGTCCCATAATAGACGCACTGGAACAGCAAAGAAGTGCGTGTCCATGAATGCGTTGTCCATTACTGGGAAGATTGGAGTAGCCATACGGGCAAAGCCCGTCATGTTTAGGTTGACTGTGTCACCGGGTAGGATTTCATCCACTAGAATAGGGATGAGTTTTCCAGCATCGAAAGTAGTTTTAAAGCCGTGTGAACGGTCGAAGCTAGAGCGTTGAATGTTAGCGTGTGGTACTTCGCTAAATTGGTGTTTCATTACAGATTGCATAATATTTTCCGGTAGTTAGAAGGGTAGATCGTCAAAATCTATTAGATTTTTGTTAGTTATTTTGATTTGGTATTGAGGAGCATTTTTCGTCGGGGTTTTGTTTTCCCACATAGAGATGAAGTATTCTTCTCCGTCGACGTCAAGTTTTCCTGTTAGGTTTGGGTGTTTGTTAGTAGAAGCTTCACGCTTCCATACAGCACCAGTATTTGTATTATCATATTCCATTATATTGTTATAGCAGTTAGGAAGAATAATACGCTTATTGCAAAGAAGAGGAATATAGTTCCTTCTATTAGTGCATTAAGCATTTTCGTCAAGGTTCGAAATGAATTCGACACCGTTTCCTAGTGATTTTTTGTTTAGGTCGACAAATTCTGAAGAATTGTCATCCCACTCGCCAAGCTCGAAAAGAGTATAGTCAGCAGGATGTTTTGATATTGATGAGTTTGTATCGTTGACCATGTCACCGAATTGGCGTATAGCCATAGATGATTGAGGTAAGTAGAAAGGAGGGAAGTAAGCTTCCGCCTTTGTGTCGTAAATTGTGAATATTTTATGTTGCATATTTTTTTCCTCTTATAGTTGTCTTATTAGTTTATTTAATTGAGCGTGTTTTACTCGCTCTTTCACTTCGAGTCTATCCGAAGTGTTGTCAGTTTCATGCTTTTGCATGTTTGTCATCCTTTGCTTTTTGATTTTTTCCATTTCTAGAGGCATTAGATGTTCGTACATCTTATCATAGAATTTAGGGGGGCGAAAGGTTTTATCGCGTAAGTGAATAGTATCAGACGGATATACATCGTCTTTATATTTATCGAACCAGCCAGCGGCTATGCCAGGGCGTCGACTCATAGTATTGTATTCAGGTATGAGGTTATATATTTCACCAGTGTTAGAATCAATACGTTCATAATGATTCTTAGCGTTCTTTCCATTCACTTTTTTCATTACATACCTAGCCACATAAGCGGCAGACTCGAATGTTACGTTTCCGATTGTAGAGAATCCGAAAGGCCAGATTTTTTCGAGTGTTTCAGAGGTATATAATTTTTCCCCATTGTTTACGGTAAATAGTTTTTGGTCTTGAAATTCAAGCCCGAAGATTATTGCGTGGTAGTGAGGTCGGAAGTTTTTGTCTCCGTATTCTCCGCAATGATAGTACCGTATTTTTTTATTTTTAAATTTTTTCCTAAGACGTTTCATAAAGTCTTGGAAGTGTTTTTTGTTGAGAGACCCGTCCTCCGGCAGGCTCTCGTTGTTGTAGGTTAGTGTTATGAAGCAGTTGTCTTCGTGTAGCGAAGCTTCATGTACACAGCGTACAGCCCATTGCCTGGATCGTTCTAGACGACATCCAACGCATTGGCCACAAGGAATAGTGATAGGGCGATCAATCCATCCGTCACGAGGATTGAAAACGATTGTTTTGTTATCAGCCCTTGACCTATATCCTTGCATCGGGTGGTAGCAAGGCATATTAGATTTACAATCTTATGCCACCGCGCATTGGTTTAGAGCGGTTATTTTTTTTGTGTGTGAAAGAAGCTGTTTTAGAAAAGCTTTTTTTAGATTTTTTGAAGTTTATTTTTTTATTTCTCATTGTTAGTTTCCAGTAGTTTTATTATTTTTTTATTTAGGACAGTTGTCCAGTTATCCATATTTTTAATTATCCAAGGGATTAGTAAGGATTTTAGTAGGTATTTAAGAGCAGTTTTTAAGATGATTTTAATTGCCATTTTTTATGGGTTATTTAGTGTTTTTTTAGGACATCCACCATGTAGAGGTGTCAGTCCGTACAGTTACATCAAGTGAGTAACTGTACTCGGCATGTGTAAGCCGATGATTTTTAAGCATTTTTAGACGTTTTAGACGTTGCTTTTGCCTGCGGCGCATTTTCGCCACTTAGTGGCTGTTCAAAACCTTCGGTTTTGGGCTCGTATTCACTCGCAGTTGATTCAGGATTTGGGCGGATTTTTAAGCCCATTTCATACATTTGATCGTTGTTAGTTTCATCGTCCATAAAGGTGATGAATTGTGAAGGATCGTTGTCGAATTGTTTACGGATTTCACTTGGCAAGCCTTCGAACATAGAATTAGCATTCGCAACAGTATTTAGCATTGTTTGATAGTCAAGACCGGTTAAGTCGGCATAGTTAGCCTCAAAGTTATTTACGTGTGTTAAGACACCCGTACGGTCGTATGTAGCGATTATTTTATTAATATCGCATTCGTCCTTATGACATTGCTCAGTACGAGCGTCTAAGGTCGTTAGTGTTACTTTTTGTTTTTCGCCATAGGCAGAGCGAATTAGAGTAGTTTTTTTAGTCATGATTATTCCTTATAGTTAACGAGCACCGCGTCGGGTGTTCGTTTTGGTTTTAGTTTTAAGTTTAGGTTTAGGTTTAGAAGTAGACTTTCGTTGAAGTCTTATATTTTTCTTTTGTGTTTGTCGATTTTTCATTCTAAGTGTATTTTCAGCAGATTTTGCAGAATTGGAATCGAGTAGTTTAGAAGCAAGACCGAGAGATTTGTCTATAGCTAGAGTACCAACGGTTTTACCGGGGATACCATATTTAATAGCTTTAGTTTGTTCTTCGGTATTTAGTTGAGTAGCCTCAAGATTTTTTATTTCTTGATTTAAGCGATTAGCTTGTAGGGCAGTTGATATACCTTTTGTTGCAGTTGAGACTGGGTCTATTTGTGTGGGGGTGGAAGCACCAGAGCCAGCACCGCCAGTAGCGGAGAGTATAGGATTTAATCCTGCGGCACGCAGGTCTTTTACTCCACGTTGGTGGGCAGTAGAGGAGAGGCGTTCCATAGAGAGATTGGTGGCCTTAGCAGATTTTTGACCTGCATAGGCGGCATAAGCCGAGCCGAGACCACCAATGATTTTTCCCCACATTATAGTTTGTCTAGTCCAGGTACAGAGTTAACAGGCATAGGACGCGCAGACTTCATTCTCATATATGAGTCGAAGATGAAGTGAGGTTCTGAGGGAACAGCAACCACACGATCAAGAGGAGGATTTTCTTCGATGAAGTCAGCACCAAGAGTAGGAAGACTAGCAAACTCTTGAGATAAGTGCCAAGCATCAAGGCTTTGCGCGTCATTTGAACGGAATTTTCCGGTAATTTTTGAGGGCTTATATCTATATTCAGCCCAGCGTTCTTGGTAGCCGAAGATATCTTCGTCAGCGGTAGTACCATCAGCGTAGATTTCTTTATTTAGTACAGCTTGCTCACCGATATTGGCAAGAGCAGGCCAGAAGAAGTCATAGCGTGTAGAACGAGAGAACATGCGGTCGAGACCTTGTTGGTATGTTAGGTCAGCGCGTACGGATACAAGTCCGATTAATACGCAATGTTCAGTGAAGGATTTTGTAAAGCCGTGTCCGTTTAAGGTAGAAGTTGCCATAGCGGCTAAGTTACCTTGAGGGGAAGTTGTATCAGATGATGATGTTTGTTCGATTGG